CAAGGGTCAGGGTATGCACTCCCGCAACGGCGACGCCGTTTGTTACGCGCTTTTCGAGTGCCATACCCTTACCTTGTCCTTAGTCCGTCTATCAGGGTGCGTCGGTGATTGCGACGAGCTTGTTTCCGTCAATGACATGGCTAACCATGTAGCCGCGCCAAGCAATCTCGACTTGAGCGGTTGAGGGCTTAGCGACGCTAATTGAGCCCTTGGTTTGTTCAAACACTTCTACGCCGTTGGCGGTACCGACGACGAGGGTGTTGGCTGAGAACTCGTTAGAAACGACGAGCTTGAGGCCTGCGGGTGTGCCCTCGCGTGAGCCAGCCGACAACGAACCAAACGCCGAGGCGGGGTTCAATGACGGAAATAGGAAATCGCCAGAGGTTGACTCAAGAATTGCCAAATCTTTGAAACGGTCGGGGCTTGCAAACAAGTGCGTCGGCATATCGCCTGTATTGGCAAGAATGTCGGTAGCGGCGGTGTAAATGGCGCTAATAACATCGGCGGCGCTAGTCCAATCTGCGACAGTTTCGCTTGAACCGACGCCAGCCTCAAGAACGCCACAAACGACGCTTTCGGTCTGACGGGCGTACGCCTTGGCGAGTTGTTCAATGTAGAGGTTGACCAAATCAACATCGGCCCAATCAATGGCTTGCTCGGACTCGGAAATAAAACCGCCGTACAAAACTTTGGTCAAAACGATGTCGTCAACTTCAAGCGGGGTTGAGCTGAACGCGACGCCCTCAGCGGGTGCATTGACGGTCGGTCGGACCGTGATCTTTGGGCGAATAAAGTTCTTACCGCTTGAGCTCATGCCCATAGTGCCGAGTGCGCTGATGACAGGGCGGTACGAGGCCAGCCCGTCGTACACTCCCATAACAACGGGCGTCGGGAGCAATCCGGGCACATCGCCCGAGTCGCCACTTGCGGCGCGTACGGTCGCTGAGTCACCGTTAATAACGGCGCTGATGTATTGCGCGGCGCTGACCTTGCGAGGTGCGGCGGCAACCATGTTAAAGGTCGGGACCGTAGCCTCGACGCTGACTTTTTCTAGTTCCATTTCGTTTTCACTTTCTTGGTTTGGTTCTTGGTTGGTTGTTTCGGTTTCGGTTTCGTCGTCGGTGAGCTCGGCCTCAGGCTCGGGTTCAATTTCGGCGGCGGCGACCTTTTCTACTTTGGCGGCCTCAAAAGCCCCAAAGGGCAACAATGAGAGCTCGCGCATAATGCCCTTACTAACAACGAGTACATCGCCGTCATAAGAGAACTCTTGAACATCGACACCGACGCTCACCGAGTCAAGCACCGAGTCAAGGGCTAACGCGAGCGCAATATCGCCCTCGGGAACCGTTGACACTTTTGCATCGAACAAGAGCTCGGTTTCGGTGCTGACCAACTCGGTTACTAAGCCGATTGGGTTTTGCACATTGTGGTCGCGTAAAAGTTTCGGCTTGGGGCCGTCGGTTGGGATTGAGTCGCGTAGGAACTTGACCGGTCCCGTCGAGGCATTGCCGACCGTGTCCCAAGGTACGGCAACGCCCGACAGGGTGCGGCTAGGAGTAGCGCCGTCGGCCGCCTTGACTATGTCAAAGGATTGTGAAAGTTCAATTTTCATAGCGTCTCGTTTTCTCGGAGTTGCTCGGCGGGTGTCTCGGCATTGTTGTCAAGCGGGTTATCTAGCCATGCTGAGCGGTCTAAGCGGATTATCTGACCGCGTGGCGTCACCCGGTCGCTTGAGAGCACTTGCTCGATTACTTCAATAAAAGGCAGAGCGCCAAATACGACGGCGTCGCCACGAGCTTGGCTCGCGTTCTGGTAGGTCATGCCTGTACCCGTTGGGGCGCCGACAAGGTACGGTGGTGTATCCATGACGCGCGACAAAGCGAGGTCGGCATAGTTTCGGCCCTCGGTGAGTTGCATTTTTGAGGCGTCTACATCGGTCGCGACATAGTCAAGGTTTTCGGAGAGTGCGGCCGTCGTATTGTTTTGGCGGGCGTCGCTCCACGCGTCAACCATTGCTTGTAATTCCTCTGAGCTCATCGGCTCCCCGCCTGTCAACTTGAGGTAACCCGCTGGCACCTCGGTGCATGCGAAACGCTCGGCGGCGGTGTCGAGTCGCTCTGCGATTCTCATCGCTCGGGCGCCTGTCTCTAAGAATGGGTCAACGGCCGAAAAGAACAAAATCACATCGTCGCGGTTAATCGAGACGCCGTTGTATTGAATGTCGGTAATACCGCCGACGGGGTAGTTGCCGTAGGTGCTTGGGCTGATGATCTGAATACATGCGGCGGGCAACCATTTAAACTCGGCGGGAAATCCTGTCGCGGCATAGCGTCGCGTGACATACCAAGCGCCGAAACCGTAAAATCTCATGTCGTCGTAAAGCCAGCTGAGCATATGGGTACGGGTGCTCTCGGGGTCTGGCCGTAGTTGCCAAGGCTCTGGCGGTAGCGCGATTTCCTCAAGGTAGTCGCCATTCCATTGGGTGCCGTAGCGTCGGATTGGTAGCGAGCCAATGAGCGACGCGTTAATGTCGCGCGAGCGGGCGACGGTCGGTAGTTTCATGGCCCTATCGCGCCCGGTTCCGACGCCGTTTGCAATAGAGCCAAGATTTGAGGCGACGACAGTAGTACCGCATGACGCGGTCACTTGTTTCTGTCGCTTGAAAATTGCCATACGCCCGAGTCTCTCACGAAAAAAGCGAGCGCGCCACCATTTGACTGAGAGAGATTATTTGCGCTTGGCGGCGACAATCATTGTTTTATTCGGTGCCCGTTTTTGGGTACAGATTGCGGCCGCCCAAATCATTGCTCGAGTCAAGACGATGGGACCGGGTGACCGTTTCGTTGAAAGCGTTGTATTGTTTCCGCCGTTAGTTCTCACCGCGACCGCTCGGGCCACATGCTCGCTCAACATTTGCGCGCCGTCATGCCAGAGCCGACCCTCTAAGATCATCGCCTTAACGGGCATAGTCCACTTTGTTACCTCGCCAAAGCCTGCGATCTGTGCGCGCTTTCTCAAACTCTGAGGTATCGCCAACTCAAGCGACGCGCCAACAATCAGACCGCACCCGGTAGGCAAAATCTGCTCAATGATCTGCCACATTTCCTCAGCCGTTGAGGCGACAAATGCTTGAGACACATACACGCCACCGTCGCTCAGCTGGTACCCAAACACGCCGGCGTACAAACCGCCGTCGGGGTCTACCTCTACGGCGAGTACCAACGGGTTTTCGGGCTTGGGTCCGTCGTAGAGTTGCCGCGCCCAATAGCCTGATTGCAACCAACCCTCAGCGGTGGCGACCCACATGTTGAGGGCGCCGCGTAGCCATGCGGTGCGGTTGGCGGGGTCGCGGGCCTCCTCTTGGAGTGTCTCGAGTGTGATTGTGTGATTGAGGGCGGGGTTGGCCTGCTTGATTGTCTCGATCAAATTAGGGTTACTGTCGGGGCTCGGGCTCCATTCTGCCATGTGCAAAGTACCGGGTACGCCTTTGTCGATCGCCTTGAGTCCTTGGGTCCGATACCGTTGAAATAGTTTTGAGTCCTCGGTGCCGGCGGTGCTCCACATTGAAAGTAGCGGGGACCGTTGGGCGCGTTGAGCGGGCACCGCGCCGTCGGCAATGATTGACTCTTGAATTGCCCAAATCTCGTCGGCAATCACCAAGGTAGGGCTACGGCCGTGAAAGCTCGCGGGGCGCGCGGCCTGCACTCCCCAATATGACCCGTCGGGCAACTTCAGACTCATACGGCCCGAGGACCAATAAGCCTCAGCCTCAAAACTCGCCTCGAGTATCGGCGCCAGCTGATGAAATAACGCCTCGGCAAGGTTGAGATTGTGGGCGGTAGATATCACCGTTACGGGCCCGCCTCGGTGCACGGGCCACATAGTCAAAGCCCACCCAATAACGGCTAGAAGGCTGGTCGTTTTTCCATTTTGGCGAGCTACGGAGCAAAGTGACGTACGGTGACAGAGGTCGCCGGCTTTGTGGCCGTCACCGTCTGAGGTGTGGTACTCGAGCATTTGAGAAATGGCAAGCTTTTGCCAAGGCATGAGGGAGAGGGAGAGGTTGCGCTCGGCCCATGCGCTCACCTCAGGCTCATAACTCGGTTGCCCCCAACTCGGAGTAACCAACCTCGGGAGTAT